CTTTAGTAAAGGCATCTACTGATTGAGATACTTGAGATGCTTGAATTATACATCCTGTTTGTATTCCTGTATTTGAAAGTATACATGCCATTATCTATCTATATTTACTAAAATTGTTGTATCAGTAGTTTGTGATGTAGGTAAAGGTTGTGCTAATTTACCTACTGCTAACAATTCATGATCATCATTATACATACCAACAGTAGTTACATAAGGACTAAAGTATGAACCAGTTGCAAAATCGTAAGGTATTCCACTTGAGGTAATAATATTATTTTCTACACTACCTGATATAATACTAGGATTTTGTGAAAAATTAAATTCACTCTCATTTATTGTACATTTGTATTGAGTTTCATAAATTGTATAAGAACTTGAAAATGAGGCAGTAATATTATTTCCTTCATATAAATTTTCTAGATCTAAGGATGAATCCGTATACAGTTGCTGTGTTAAAACAGCAATACCATGAGGATAAAAAATTTGTCCTACATTAACACTAGCAGATATTAAATTACCTTCCCCATCATCTGTAATTGGCCCAACATTTTTTTCAACAGCTCCACCTCCTTCATCTACATTAATTTCTAATACAAATGATTCTGGTTGGATATAATCTCCATATAATTTAGAAGGTACAGAAATAACTAAAATTTGAGCACCTGAATTTGTTGGGAAATAACGAGATTGTGTTAATGTAGATTGCAAATAATTTACGTATCTTCCGTTAGATCCAAGTGGACCAACAAATACGTCCCCAGAGGGTTCAGATCCAAGTAATACACTAGCAGTTACAGCATCATCACCAAAACTTGAAGTTAAATAATTAGAATAATATAATTCTTTTACTGAATTGTAAATTGAAGATTGAGATACAATTAAACTACCTGAATTAAATCCTGTAGCTATATTATTTGAAGCTGTAAAATTTAAATTTTTTCCTAAAAATCTATTAACATCAGCATTAGAAGCAGAAAGCTCGCCATCACCTTTAAAAGTAAATGATTTATTTACTTCTAATGGCGATACAATTATATCCTGTGAATTGAATTGTTTGAAAGCCGCCATTCATTTTAGAAATCTAGTTTAACTCTTATTAGAGCTTCTTTTGTAAAATCTTTTAAAATTGGTTTTGATAATTTTGCTACTGCAAGTAAATCATTACTATTATTATACAAACCAACTGTTGTTGGGAATACATTAGGATTATTTATAAAATATGGGTAAATTACTTCACCTGTTGAACCCGATATAAATGATGGGTTTTCAGAATAATTAAATTCTGAACTTCTTGCTCTTACAAAAACAAAATCAGATGTAATTGTTTCTTGACAATTTAATGCAAACTGTGAACCAATTGCTTCTGCATCTGTTGTGCTTCCCGACATATGAATAAATAATTTTTGAGCATTATTTGCGTCAATATTTTCTGTTCTATCTGTAGATAAATTAATACCTTGAACTGAATCTAAATCTAAAGCTGCTCCATTTAATAATATTGTTCCAATATCTGGTAAAAATAAACCATATGAACCAACTGTTGATGTATATCCTGTACCTCCTGAACTAAAATTATACGCAGATCCATTTGATCCACTAACAACTTGATATGCTCTCATTGTACCATAATAAGTAGGTATAGTAACATCTTGAGAATTATCTGTTAATTCTAAGGCTTTTGTAATTGTATCTACACTACTTGATAGTTGTAGGTTCATAGAACCTGGGAATAGTGTTTCTCTATATCTTGCTCTTTCAACACTAATAGCATAAAAATATGCTGCATCATATTCCCCAAATTTAAATGTAGCATTTTCATCTTCTAATACTAATGTTCTATAAGAACCATATATAGTAGTTGATGGAGAATATGAATTTACAGAGTAATTATAAGCCGCAGCTCCTCCACCTGTATTATCTGCATATGCTATAGCAAATTGAATTTCAGAATTTGCTTCTCCAGATGCTGTATTTAATACATTTAAATAATATTCTCCTGATGCTTCCGCTTCCTGAGTTGAAGATGTAAAAAATGTTGTTAAGGTTGGTGCATTACCAGTCCAAACTGTTGATGAAACAGCATCAGCACTTACTACAAAATCTTCTGGGTCTAATTGTTTAAAGCTCATTTATTTAGTTTTTAAGTAGTTGATTTAGTTATTGTTACAGGTACTGTTAACCTTGCTCCACTATCTAAACCTGTTACTGTTAAAGTAGTAGTTAAAGTTGAATTTGTTCCAAATAATGTATTAATAGTAGTAGCTCTTAAATTAATTTGAGTTCCTGTTACTGTTGAAGATACATTAGTTCCAATTGTTGTTGTTGCAGTTGCATTTGAAGTTGTTGCGGATGTTGTTTGAATTCCTAATCCTTCAAAATTTGATAAAGTTCTTATATCGGCAATTGTTGCTGAATATCCGCTTGTTTCAAATGTTTGGTCATTACCTAAGTAATTTAAAGTTTGAGGTGTAATTGCTAACTGTGCACCTTGTTGAAGTGTAATTGCAGCATATCCAAGATTTAAAATTGGCATTTTTGCTGTACCTCTAGGTAATGTTGCAAGTTTATATTTCATTATTTGGCTTTCTAAAGGAAAGGCCTCTAATAATGGTTGATTTACAATTGCTTCACCATAATATGCAGAACCAGAGGGGTGGGATGGATTATATAATGTATAATCTATTTCATCATCGGCTAATGCAAATTGGGTGATTTGAAATGAACCATCATTGGATGCTAATGATTCTCTACCTTTAGTAGTTAAAATAGCATCAACTGTTATTACTGCGTTATTTAAGTATCCCATTTTGTGTTTTTTATATAAATATTGTTATATGTTATAAATATGTTAAATTATTATTTTATTCAATTAGTTTGTTATTTCTAAGTGTTGTTAGTAACTCATCCGGAGAAACCTTCAGAGGTTCTGTAGGATATGTTGGAAATAAAAATCCTGCTGATGAAGCTGTAGTAGGTGGATTATTATAAGGCATTTCCTGGTTTGTAATTATAACTCCAGCATCTGATTCGTATCTTCTTATTGTAAAGAAATCTAAGTTTCTTGATATACGATCAGAAGTAACTTTAACCTCTCTATAAGCCTGTTCTAAAATTCCAGATTCATCATCCCCATCAAATCTAGAAGCTGTATACAATGGATCTAAAGCTCTACCTATAAGTGGATTTTCTGTGTCTCCAAATGATTGAGTAACTCTATTATTAAATGCAGGAGGAACATCTCCATCTAATCTAATTATTAACGAAGGTGTACCACCAGTACTAAAATCACCAGTAGCATTTACATAAGTATTAGAATCTGAGTTTGCATCTGGTGCTACAATTTGAGTTATTGTATATGAATACTCTTCATCATTTGTAAATCTAATTTCATCCCCTTGTTCTAATACCCATGGTTGTTTTACTGTTGGTATAGTTGTAAAAAATGGTTCTAACCCACCAGGGAAATTTTTATTTACACTAGCTGTATAAGTAATATCTTTTTGTACAAAATCTCTATTATAAGATTTATTTAATGCCGCTGATGTACATACTAAAGTATTTGTACTTAAACCAGCTCCACTTCCAGAAAATTTCCAAAATGGGGCAATTGGATCCTCTATAGGATTTGATAATAAACCAATTAATTCTAAATTGTATACAGATGAACCATCTTGAGTAGATGGGAAAAATTTAGGTTTATCAAAAACTGCTGCTTGAGAAGCATTTGAGTTATAAAGATCTCCTTGAGCTCTTACTCTAAATTTATATCCTTGTTTTATAGCATTTGAATCAGTAAGTGTTCCTTTTATTGTCCATCTTTGTTTTAATAAAGGTCCTCCTTGATTAGCTGGGTCTGCTGATCCTCCAGCTCCTATTACAACACTCCTTATTATATCTGAATTAAAATTAACAACAATACCCCCTTGTTCAAAACCTATTTGGCCTGGTCTTATTGCCCTATAATCAAATCTAGTAGTATTTGCTGATCCACCTCCTGAATTTACATAAAAGTTTTCACAAATTACTTGTAAATTTGTAATTTGACTAGGTGTAAAAGTTGTCCAGTTATTAGTACCATTTGGAGCATACTGTAAACCAGCAGCAAAAAACCCCCATATGCTTGTAGTTGAAAATCCACCACCTTTATTATTATTTCCTGTTCTAAGACTATAGGTACAAGGGGTCATATCAACACCAAGTGAAAATCTAAGATGATATGGTTGTGAAGTTGGTTGACCATTACCCGCAGTATTTTCAGAAGCATAACCAGTATCACCATCTGTAACTGGAATCCATAATACACCTTCTACATTATCTCCACCTGTAAGTTCATAAACATCTTTACCTGTACCTGTTATTTGATCTCCTCCAGAAGTTGCAGATGATGTAACATTTCTTGTAATTGAAGTTAAAGCAGGGTCACCTTGAACGGCAGGTGATTTTTGACTTGCAACAAAAGTTTGTTGAGTAATTGCATTAGTTTCAACTGCACCTATATTAACATCTGTTGCTTGTAAAGAATAATTATTAAAAGCTGGTTGAATATTGATATCAATAGGTTGAGCACCTACTAAACTTAATGATGCTGTCGTAGCACCTTCATTTCCAACGGGTCCTGGTATTACATTAGGAAATATTCCCGATTGTTGTGTATATAATACTGGTACAGGTCTTTGGGCGATTTTGTATATACTTGTAGAACCTTGTAATTGTAATAAAGTATTTTCTTCTGTAGAAGTTAATGAAACAACCCCATCTCCTTGCCCTCCTGCTAAATTAGGAAAAGCATCAAATGTTCCTTGTATATTATATAAAGCTGTACTTGTTAATTTAGGTTGTACTATTTCTCCATCTTGACTAATAACATAAGCTAAATCATATTGTACTTTATTATTTAATAAAGGATAAGGATCATATATTTCTTTAAAATATGTTGCATACCCTCGTGATACTTCTACAGTTGGCACCTTACCAAATGTACCAAAATCACCTGGAGTCCAAATATTTATTTCTTCAGATTCCGCTTGTTTTCCTAAATATCTTGGTGATATTGATGAAAATTGAGTATAATTAGAATCAGGAATATCTGCTTTTAATGCTGATTGAGAAATTATTGCTGCCCAGTTACTTGGGATTACTGTTCCAAAATTATAATCAACATCATATAACCATGAACTTTGTCTTTGATTTGAGTAATTATTTAATAAAGGTTGACAATCATAAGCTAATGCAAAATTTGAATCATTATCAAAATTTGCTGGTATAGATGGGTCTTCATTCGGATTAAATGAACTTGAAAAGCTCATACTATATTCTGTAACAACTAATGAATTTTGAACTACCGAAGATGCATCTGATCCACTACCTACTTCTAAAGCCATTTTAAATGCTTCATTAAATTTAACTGTTCCACCTGGTATTTCAAACATTAAAGTTATTCTTTCCCCTGTATTATGGGTTGTACTGTGAGAACTAGTTTCAGCTATAACATTCCCATCACCAACAACTGGCATTTTTGTTGGGAAATTGTCAAATGAACCTGTATATATTTTTAAGGAAGCTGTTGTCCATGTAGTTCCACCACCAGCAGCACCACCACCATACTCATCTGTACCATATTCTGCATTACCATATAATGAAGAATCATCATCTGTATAAGAACTTACTACTACTGAAGCTGTTACATATATATCTGTTAAATTTGGAACTACATCAAATCTATAACTTCCAGCTATACTAGAAGACATTGAACTAGAATATACTACATAAGCATCAACTACTTTAGTTGCAAACAAACCTAATATTTCTGCACCAGCTATATATCTTTGATTATTAACTATTGAACTAGTTACTGCAAGTGAAGGGTCAAATACTGCTGTTGTAACTTCAACTGAATTTAGTTTGGCATTTTTAGTAATGGAATTACCAGGGGTTAAAGAAAATGTTTGCTCTTCTAGTGCTGTGTCTAAATATTTAAACTCTAGAGTTGGGTCTCCTTCACTGGTCTCTCCAAAATTTGCAACATTATGAGTTGCGTAATCTCCAAATGTTGTATATAATCCAAATTCTGTAAACCCATTACTAAATTGATTGGTATCAAAGGCACTCATAGTAAATATATAATCACCAGCTGGGAAAACTATGGCTGGGGTAGTAGTATTACCTTTTGGTCTGTCCCCATCAGTATTTGATAATGATGAAGTATTTAAACCATCATAAGCTGACCCATAAGGTATTTTCCAATTTATATCAGCTATATCACCACTTGAAACAACTTGATTAGATGTATTAGTACCATAAAAGAATGGGATACCATTTTTTGCAAGTTGACCACCAGTATTTAATCTTCCTCCTGAATCACCTCCTTCAATTGAAAAACAGTTAAGTGGTGTTGGAAAACCTGGAGTTGCTAGATAACTATTCCATATGGCTGAATCTCTAGGACCATAAATAGCTCCTGGTATAATATTGTTTTCATATGCCCAAGCACCGTCTACCCAATCTTGGTTTTGAAAATAATCAGTAGTACTATCAAAGTCCATTTGTGAAGGTGTACACCATGTCTGAAAATCTCCTGGTTGGACAACTACTACCTCACTGGTATCAGTACCTAATGAAGTACATTGTCTTAACCTTATTTGATAATTACTTAAAGTAGGGGGTACATAAAATAAATACTGAACACATTGTTGGGTTGTGATTTGAGGAGCTTGATACTGAAACATCTGTAATTTTGCAAACGGAGTACCATCAGATTTTGATATTTCTACATATGAACCTGATCCTACATACCCACCTACTGGAGGTACTCCAACTGTATTTTTATAAGATGTAAATATAAATGGTCTTACTTGTCTATCCTCTCTATATACTTGAAAACTACCTGAAACCGGTTCCACACTGGGTGGAGGAGTGGGTGTATCAACTAAATATTTTTGAAACCATCTATTATTAAATGTTAATTCTGTGTCAAAAACCACATCTGTTTGTGAACCCAACATTGTAGCTGTACCTCTTATTGATTGGTCTTCAAAATCAGGCAATCCTCCTTGTGCAATTTGTGTATATTGGGTTGGTTGACCTATAAAAGCAAGTCCAATTGCTCCTCCATAACTATCTGATGAAGACATGGGTAAGAAGGGTTCATAAGGTAATGCTGGTAAACCTGATCCGGTTTCTGTTAAATAATATATTTGAAAAGGTCTATGTATGTATCTATTATATCTCCATGCATCTGTTACAAATTGATCTGTTAAAGAATTAAATACTGGAAATGATGAAACTTCACCTGTATATGTCCATAATTGATTATCTGGGGCAATTGGAATTGTTAAACTTGTTTGACCATATGGAGTATATGATGTAAAATTACTATTAACATCTATTAATTTTGATACTAAACTACCAGTAAATAAAGGTTGAGGGATTTTATTTTCATTCTGAAATTCAGAACCTGACATATAAATAGCATTATTACTAGCATTATAATAATAATTTACTCCTTGAACTGCCTGAGGTTCAACTGAGCTTGCACTAGTAAAAGCTAAATTAAAGTAATTATTAGTTGAAGTAGGACCTACTGATGCACCAGGTATATTAGCATAATCTAAAAAGGATTCTGATGGTATTTGTAACCAATTTTTACCTTCTCCTTCTAATCCAGCATTCATAAACCATGGGAAATTACTAGCAGGGTCTATACCAGTTTGAATTGTTGTATCTGTGTTATCTTTTTCGTGTGATCCTGTGTTGAAATTATCTAAGGGATCAAATAAAACTCCATTATAAGCATTATAAGTACCATTTGTGTAAAAATTAGAACTAGCCCAACCTCTAAAAAATGATTCAGTAGGGTAAGTACTAGTTAAAGGAAAATATCCTTGTGGTACTGATGATGATATACCTGTATCTAATACAGGATTTGGATCATTTGCAGTATTTTGTGTAGCATGCCATTGAAAGTCTCCACTTGCTGATAAGTTAAAATTAGCAAATGCACCATCATTAGATGAAATTACCGTAGAAGATTCTGCTACAATTGTATTACCTAATGCAGTTCCAACATTAGGTTGTTCAGCTGCTAAATTTCCTGGTTGTATTACAATTGATTCTAAATAGAATGTTTGTACAGTATTTGGTACTATAAATTGCCCTTGAGCATTAATTGGACTATTAAATAAAAAACTTACCCAACTTACATTTCTTATAAAATCAGCAATATTTTCACCATTATAGGTTGTTAAAGACATTTTAATATATCTAATATTTGACCCATCACTCCAAAAATAAACAAATCCCGTTTTGGGTTGAAATGAAGGGGTTAGAAATTCAGATAAAGATCTTTCTTGAGTTTGATTTAAACCATCTACACTAAAGAAAACGGGGATAAATCTATATAAAGTATTTGATGGTTTAAAATATGCACTACATAAATCATTTAATCCTATTTGTATATTAGAACCACTAAATTCACCATTATAAAATTCTCTTTGATCTGATCTATCTATTGGAGCTGAACCCGAAAATGTTTCCCATGATTCTTCCCAACTTTGAGTTAAATTAAATCTATTATTTGGTCCTAAACCTAAGGAACCAGATATTGATGTTTTTAATCCATTATAATTTTCAAAAGAACCTCCAGTCCCTCCTTTAAATACATAAATAGATGAACCACTAAAATCATATTGTGGAAAATCACTAGATCCAGTAGAATAATCTTTTGGGAGATTAGTTACTGATCCTGAAAATTGTTCAAATGATGAGGTTACTATAGCTGGTCTCTGTCTATTTCTTTCTAATAAATGTTGTTTTATTACTACACCTGATGATAAACTTGTTCTAGCTGGGGTAAAATCTTCTATCATTTTAAATAATGAATTATCAAAGAATTTTATTAACCTAATAAAGTCTGTTAAATTATAATTTGTTATATATTTTTCAAAATAAGCATCCCTTAAAATATCTAATGCTGGATAGCTTTTATCCGATGATGATATTAGTCTAGGATCTCCTATGTATTCACCTATATTAAAATACCCTAATTGACCAATAATATCATTATTAATTTGATTTTGGGGTGAAAATGCTACTTCTAAATAATTAATATTAGGAGTCATACTTCCACTTGAATAAGAGCTTTGTTGTATAGATCTATATCCAGATAAAGTATCTCCTTCAGGAAGAACTAATTCTTCAACTTGAATTTTTTCAGTTACTCTATTTCGCATCCCAGAAGGAGTTTGATCTAAATAGATATCTTCTGTATTATTTAACCAAGTTGGAGTGTTTTCAAAAGATGCAGTACTTTGACCAAAAAATGATGAAGTAGTAACCCAAGAACCTGTAATTTTAGGGTGTATAGATGATGAATAATTTTGGTAATTTTCCCAATCCGAACCTGTTTTAATCATTGTACCTAATGGGAGTCTAAATGCTAATTGATCAGGTGCACCATTTATCCCATTTCCTTCAAAAGAATATGGATTCATAGTGTAATCAAAAAACATACTTTCGCTTATTTGTTCCCCATAATATCTTATTTCTTGGAATGAACCTGAGAATGGTTCATAATTTTTTCCAATTATATTTAATCCTGATTGTGGAAGCCAATATATTTCTGTTGATTCTTTATAACGAGCTACAGTTGCTGATTTTGTATCACTACCTGTAAATAATAAATTATCACTATGTTTATTAGCGGCAAATAAAGTAAATGAAGCGTTTGCATCATTATAATTTAATTGGACAGACCACCATCCCCCATCCCAAAAAGGTAAGTATAATGAACAAAAGTTAGTTGGGTTAACATTAGCATTAGGATAAAACTTTAATGTACCATAATGTTTATAGCTACTTTCTACAGATCCTGAGTATGTTCCTTTTGTTAATAATCCCTCATTATATTCTAAACCTAAAGCTACATTTGTAGTACTCCCATTAAAAGAATCTGTATAGAAGAATGATTGACTAACTGGATTTGAAGATCCCGAAGGTATACCATTAGTTTTAAATCTAAATTGTATTGTTTCAGGAATATGTTTTGAATCATCTTGAAAATCAGTATTTAAATTAAAAGAAGATGTAAATGCTGAACTTGTAGTATTAAGAGCTAAATTATAAAAGTCTTGTTTTAAATCCCAATCTTGAGAATTATTTCTATCTTTACCTCCAAATTCATCTATTCTTAATATAGTATCAGGAATACCATAAGAAGTAATTAATGCCCTTAATCCAGCTACTGTACCTTTAGTTTTAAGTAAATATGGTATATTATGGTAAATTCGTTTATATAAACGTTTATTAACATCATCTAATGGTATTATATCATCCGAAGCTGATATCATTGAATCCACATACTCATACCCAGAAGGTACGTCTAATTTACCCAAACTATCTACAACTGATCCAGTCATAAAAGGAAATGGAAAACTACTTCCTGATGGAGTTAATCCCAAGAAGGCAGTATATAAATCATCTGTATTAAAGTTATTTGAGTATAATTTTACACCAAAATCTCTAATAGCATCTGCAACCATATCTTTTGCTATACCATAATCTAAACGATTATCCGCATCAAATTTAGTTGTTAAATTTTTAGTATATAACCATATATTATCATAATGTTGACCAACCATATCAACAAATAATTCATATTTTTGATTTTGAACATCACTTCTTAAATACTCTGGAATAGCATAATATAATGCATTCTGGTTTGTTTCATCATAATTAGATGCAGATAATGTCTGTCCCCCATAATAAGCACTAGTCCCATCCTGAGATCCTAGCCAATTTAAAGTTTCTGTACTCCCTGTAGGATATAAAGTATATGGAGGTTCACTATTTGATTTAGGATAAGAATACTTGGATCCACTATCAAAGTATAAAAAATATTCATATCCATCAAAATTTTTTATTGTTGTTGAAATTACTGAAGATAGATTAGCTTGACTTGAACTATATATAAGAGAACCAGTAGTTGAAGAAGTAATTTGTCCTAATTGTAAACTAGCTGATTGTATTAATCCAACTTTATAATAAAAGTTTTGTAATCTAGTTTGAGCTGAAGAAAAATATATAAAATCATTATAATCTTCATAATTAATACTTATTTCAATTTCTTTTCTATTTAATAAACTATCAACTTGGTTAAATGAACTTGTTAAATCTGAGGAAACTAATGTAGAATAAGATTGATCCATTCCAGGAGTTCCAGATTGATTTTTAACATCTAAACTATAATTAGGACCTAGTATATAAGTAAAATCATCTGCATTAAATTCTAATGGAGGAAAATTAACATTATAAGCTTGGGGTGTTGAAATTGATTCTACAACTGAACATAAAGATTTTTCGTTAAATTGTCCTGGTAAGGGGTCATATAGTTTAATTAAAATTGTAGGATTATCTTCATCTTCTAATGATAATTCTAAATTATTAGCAATAATTTGTTGGTTATTATTAAAATTAAGTAAAAAATCAACAAAATATTCTGCTGTATCTCTGTATTCTATAAATTCTAAACTAGAACTTATTAATAATTCATTACTAATTATAGTACTATCTAATCTAATTTCTGTTCTATCTGAACTAATTTCACTAATATAATATTGTGAATTTAAAGTAGATCCTAATCTTGGTCTAAAGAAATCATACGTTATAAAATAAGACCCTACATTAAATCCTAATCTTTCTAAATCATTTGATGGAGTTAATACTACATCTCCATCAGTTACAGAATAATTAGTAAAAGGTACTTGTGAAGATATTTGGTTTTGGTTTTCATCATAAACATAAGCTTCAATATAATCAGTTGACCCAGAAAATACGGTATCTAAAATATTTTCCGCTATCAAAGACTGATCAGAAGTTGAATAATCCTGAAACTCGAATGTTTCTGGATTTACTGCCGATATTATAATATTGTTTTCTTCCATTTTTTAAATTTTAGTAGCCGCTACCGCCGCCTCCTCCTGTCATAGAACCACCACCACCACCACCTATTGCGCTTGTGTATCCACTTGATGCTATATTAGATCCTACTATAGATGTTTCTAATTCAGTATTTGTTCCTATATCTAAAGATCCAGTATTTAAAGATATTCCAGATTCTAGTTCTACTACTTTAATTTGTTCAGCTAATAAATCTTCTCTTAACCCTGATATTTCTTGTTGTAATGCTATTATTTCTTCTGCTATTTGATCAAAATTAATATACTCACCACTACTTTTTACTAAAAATTCATGGGAATTAGTTTCACCATTAGCCGGTATATCATAAAAAAGAGAATTGTAATATCCAAAGAATTCTTCAACACTTATTTGGTCCTCAGCACTAGCACTAATACTAGCAACACCTAATTGACTAAAATTAGTATCAATTACTTGTTCATATTGAGCTTTATTAAAAACTTCTTTTTGTAAATCAACGTTTTCTCTTTGAGCCATAATTAACCATTAACAACTTTAAAATAATATTGATCATCTTTTACTATAGTATTACCATCAATAGTAGTTTGTATTAATATTTCATAATATCTTTCTGGTTCTAAACCATTCATATAAACTGTAAAATAACTTCCTATTCCATCACAACTTATTTGAGTAAATTCTTCATCAAAATCAATTACAAATTCATTTGTATCTAAATCTTTTATAGCATAATAAGAAGAAGTTGGTAATGCTTCATTTGCAGTGTATATTGATCTTGTTTCAAATGTTCTAACAGGAAATTCTGGTCTACAATTTATTCTAAATTGATTAATACTTTCACTATAAAATACCCCTGGATTGTTATCAATAGCTAAATATAAATCAGATGATGTAATTTCTTGTAATCCTACTGGGTTGTATGTGAAATCTCTCCATTTAATTTCTAAAACAGGTGGATATATTGTATTAGTATCTACTGAGTAAAATTGCATATTAGGTTGAATAGCTAAACTAGTATTAAATTCAATATCATCATTCCATTTTAATAAAAATCCATTATTTTCTACTCGAGTGTAAGTACCTATTTCTCCTTTAGAACTTGAATACCAAGTTTTAACTATATCAGTTACATTTGTACTTATATCTTTTGTTGTCCTAAGATTAAAAGATTGGGAATAATTTAAATTCATTCTAGCATCCGCTGAAGCTGTATACCAATTACAACCCCCTAATGAAGAATCTATATAAGAACCAGTAACATTTTCAGTAAAATTATCAGTTAACCATTTTTCATCTGATCCAGAATATAATCTAAATTCCCAACTTACACCATTTGTTGTATTAGGATTATCTAAATACTCACCACTACCATTATTCCAAGACCCAGAAACTGGGAATATTTCTAATTTAGATTCCATTACAATTCCACTAGCATCTGCTATAAATGCTTTTAAACTAGATGAAATTGCTGTTTCACCTTTAACATATGTGTCTATAACACTATCAATTTGAGATTGATCAAATTTAATAAGCGGTCTTGCTACAATAGGATTAGAAACTATAGAAGGAAAAGTATTTGATACTTCTAGAATAGCATCTATACCTGTATTCATAGCTGGGTATCTTGAATATAGTGTTGAATCTTGTAATGGAAAAATTTTATATACTGCCATTTTTTTATATTTTAATAATTTCTACCCCCACCATTTGTTGTGCTTCCTCCTCCTTGTCCAATTGTTACTACTCTACCAGTTATATCCGTATTTGGGTATTTTACTTCAAAAATCATAGGGTCTATAGAAGGAAATATTGTTCCATTTTGTAAAGCTCCGGTAACATCATATGCATACTGTGAATATCCAGATGTTGTTCCCGCTTTATTACTTATAGAAATATTATTTACAGTTTGAACTCCATTTACATTATCTAATAAAGTACTAAGATCTCTTAAAATAATGGGTTGATTAATTTGCCACTTATTAATATTAAAGAAGTTTTGAATAGCTAATATACAATTTGTTAAAACCTGACTATTATTAAAATTAGGTAATGTTACTATTTCGAAATTAATACCTATGTTTATAACAAATGCATTTTTTATATCAATTGAATCTCCAATCATTCTATATTGGTTAATATATGATTTTAAATTATTTTTTAATGCAGTTGATGCTGTTGTTAAATTACCATTTATATCTTGAGATAACACATAAATACATAAAGTTGAATCCGATTGTCTAACTGTTGGTTTTTGTGTTATTGCTTTTGATATTATTCCAAATTTTGGGGGCATACTTAAAGCTCTAACTAAATAATCATCAGCAGTAACATTTCTTAATTGTGAAGAAAAATTTGATATAGTATTTTGTCTTATTTCTTCAGCTGTATCTCCATTATTACCTCCGGATGCTGCTGTTTCATTATTAACTTCTAAGGAATCAAATACTGTTTGGGCAACTGTAGAGTTTAGTGTTTGTTTTTGGAAACCAGTTAAGGAAGTATTTAATTGAATTATTGTATTAGCTGCTACATTAGAACTTACCCCACCACCTTTTAAATACCTAACAGTTAATGTAGTATTACTAGGAGCAATACCATAAGTATTAGTAAAAATAAAATTAGTAGGACTATAAGCAGTTGTTAATTTATCTCTTTCAAAAGGTAATCCTAATCCAACATTCATAGGATTTGGAATAACTTCTTCATCTGTATCTAATGGGTTACCTGACCCAAATTGTAATTGTAATCTATTGGTACTTAAAAATCTACTATTAAATCTTCTTTGTACCTGTTTTGTTTGTAATAAATAAGGAGCATTATCGCTATCTGTAGAATTATTTGGGTCATTTACATTTGTATTTTTAATATTATCAAATATTAATTCTTGTCCTAAATAATCTACTTCATACCATCTATTACCATTTTCATCATAACAATCAATTATACCACCTATATTTTCATCCTCTATTACAACTGTTGGAAATTCTTCTGGTGTTGTAAAAGGGAATGATGTTGATGCAATAGTTCCTGACAGTGAATTTCTAGTCTTTTTTAATAAATAAAAACTTGGATTATTATTTGAAATTTGGGCTACACTTACTTCTGTAGTGTCTAAAGAATTTGAGACTGTAAAGTCTATTGGGTCTTCTATAGTAAAAGAAACACCTGTTTCTGTTTGGGCTACTGTATTAGCACCCACAAGTAAAGCATAATTATAATCAGGTAAAAAAACAATATTACCCTCACTATCTGTTTCTTGTAAAGAAGGAACTAATTGATAAAATGATAAATCTACTGATGATAAACCTGTTGTTTTAGGTTTATAACCATACATATAAGATAAATCATACAAATTACTTGTCTGTCTTGCATACTGTAAAAAGTTTTCTTGAATTTGATTATCTAGATAAAAAGATAAAACATCTCCTATATAAGCAGCTTGTTCTATAAACATCATTCCTGGGGACGTTTCAGAAAAATCTGTATATGTCTGTGGGAAATAAGTTTGTGAATAATTAATTAGTTGTGATCTATAATCACTAAAATTTTTATTTAAATAATCTATATCTCTTCTTACTGTTGCCATTAGTTAAAGCTTAATGATAGTGCATCATTTATTCCTGTATCTTTTACACTATATGTTATGTCTATTTTTATTGTATTTGATGCAACTGTTTCAACAACTTCTAAATTTTGAATTAGTACATTTGGAAAAAAAGTATATAATTTTGTTTGTACATCTTCTTTTATATAATTTAAATCTTGTGAATCAATCTGTAAAAATATGTAAGCTCTTAATCCCGCACCAAATGTTGGGTTTCCTGGTCTTTCTCCTGGGTTTGTTAAGAAATAATTAATTAAATTATTTTTAATTGCTTCTTTTGTTTGATAATTAGGAGTAAATACCCCACCTTCATTCATAGGAAGGTTAAAACCGATTGCAACACTAGGTCGTAAATCGTTTGGAAATATTCTTTGAGCTCCAAATGCCATTTAATTATTTTTTATTCATTAATCCCATTATCTGGTCCATATTTACTTCTCCTTGAGGTAAAGAACCATTCATTGTATCAGTACTTGTAACTTGTAATGGGACATTATTTGTATTAGCATTTAATGTACCATTAGCTCCAGGCCTCATACCATCTAAAACATTCATCATATTTTCTCTTAATGTTGCTCTATCATTTTCGGGTAATAGGTTAGATGAAGATGTCATAGTTTCATGTACTACTTGTTTAGGTGCACGAACAGCCTCAATAAGAATTTCTTTCATTTCTTCTTGTATTGCCTCTTTTACAGCTTCTTTTACTATTTTTTTTAATTGACTTAATTTCATATTACATTGATTTATTATAAATATTAAACTAGTTAGCTTTTAAATTATTTGATCGTATATAAAATGCAAGTTCATTTTTTAAAATTTCAGAGCTTGCGCTAAATGAAGGTTCTCCTTTTAAAACTACTACCCCTTGTGTATTAGTAGCAGTAGCATATCTTCTAATTAAAGAACCTACTATTCCTTTTTTATCATCTACAACAGCTAAAGTAAACCCATTAACTAAATTTATATCTTGATCTTCTTCCTCTTCATCCTCTAATGTGACTTCAAATTCTATATCTTCTAAATCACTATCATCACTACATCTTTCTAATTGAGCATCAAGTATTTTACATATTTGTAATACTTGTAATAATAAAGCAGATAATACTAATAATACTGAACTTACACCTAGTGATTTTGTAAATACTTTTTCAGCTAAGACTTCTAATTTTGTTATTAACTCTTGAAATTTTAATATCACACTAGTAGGAAAACCTATTCCCGGAGGTACTGCTGTAGGTAGTGGTATTGCTTTAATTATACTTGCTGCTATTTTTATTATAGCGGCTAACCCACCAAGAAGACCTGCTACAGCTAAAGCAGTATTTACTACTCTATAAATTTGGTTTAATTGTCTTACTATTTTATTTCTTTTTGATTTATCTTTAGCAACTTGTTCTGGTGAAGGACATGGTCCTTCTATTTCTTCTCTCGACATTTTATTATTTAAATAATCAAATAATCTACCTACTAAATAAGCTTGTAATAAAACTAATAAATAGGGTAATAGTTTTGTTTTTATAAGTTTTACTGATTTTTTTAGTAATATTTTTAAGCCTGCCTTTGTTGGCTTTAATCTTTGTATTAAATATATTGTTTGAGCTTTTAATGCTAATATTTTATTTTTTTCACTTTGTATTAGCCCCTTTAAAGATTTTAATTGTGTAGTACTTAAATCTTCTCTAACTGTTTGATCCAGAGCATAAGGAGTTAATTTTTTAGGAATATAACCTTTTGCAGTAATAAGTATTGAAGGTCGTAAAGATGCTTTTTCAGTATCTTTATCTACAGGAAATATTGCTTTAATTTTAAATTCCCCATTTGAATTTGTTTTATTTTTAAATTGGGTTCCTGGGAGTGGTAGTAATATGTTTGCCCCTACTATTGGGTTTAATGTTTTAAAATCAATTAATTTACCTTTAATGATAAATTCTTTTTGGATAGTGTTTGGAACAGCAAAATATACTGTATTTTTAATTTGGTATGTAGATGGTACTACATTATTTTTAATTTCTAATTGTTTAATAGCATCACCTATTAATTGATCATTTGGGACACTAAATTTAGCTTCAGATATTACTGTTTCTTTTTCTCCATTATCTTTGGTAGTAACTGTTTCTGTTTTTAAAGCACCATCATTTAATGATAATAGATTAATAACAGCTATTTCATTTACACCTTCAAAAATATTTGAAGATGAAGCTAAATAAGTTTGAGCTCCAAGACTACCTACATTATTTGGATTTGAATTAGATATTTCCATTATTTAATTCTTATAGTATTAGATAATAATGGAGATGTTATTTTTTCATCATTAGGTAATAAATCAAGTAAATTTTCACATATAGTTTGTAAATTTTCACCTGCTACAGCTACACCTGATGATTCAATATTTGTGGATTCACTGTCATATCCTTCTAAACCAGATAAAGCAAATGATAATACTTTAATTTGATCAACCAATATTGCAAATTGTTCTATAAAAGCATTTCCCAATATAACTTGTTGGTCAGATGTTGTTCCTCCTATTTTAATACTATCTCCTACTATATTAATATTTTTGGATGTTAGTCCTATTTGGTTATTTGATGATAATGAAATTAAATCTTGTGCACTGGCTAATATACTATCACTGGACGCATTAAATACCAAACGACCAGAATTTAAAATTATTTGGGGAGAAGAATATTCTCTAGCTAATAACGGTTCCGGTGATAAAGCTGATAAATTTTCACTAGATGCTTTTAGTGGAATTTGTTGGTATGATGTTAAATAAATTGAAGATAAATCTTTTTTTATATTTTCTATAATAGGTAACCAACCTGATTCAGATGAATCTTGGGGTTGGCCATTTCTTAATATAGTGATTGGATCTCCATTTTGCCCTAAAGATGACCAATTATTTTGGTAATTAGGGGTATTTGAAGAACCTGATATTGAAGTTGGGGGTACAGTACTACCGAATCTAATAGAATTACCCCATCTTCCTTCATATATGTTATCACCTGCAAAAGGTAAAAGAGGGTGAATATTTGTTTTTTCTACAAAAGATCCAGCATCTGTTAAGGGGCTATTTAAATTTATTTCAGTTGAAAAATCTGTTACTCTTCTTACTATACCATTTTCAATTTGTTCATAATCAATATCTTGAGATGGATTTTGAGAAAGATCTAATAAATTAGGGTAAGCATTGTGGTGGGGATGATTCCAAACTCCAATAGGATTTAAATAATAATATTGATTTAAATTAGCTTTATTATTAACGGTACTAGTATTTTTTCCAGGTAAGTTAAATAATACTACTATCTCATTAACTAGAGGATAATTTTTTAAATAAGGTAAAAGTGGGGTTGCTATAGGATTAGTAACTGTTTGTGATGATGATGATAAATTACCCATTGGTTCAAAAAATATAGTTCCTAAACCATTCCATCCACCATAATCTAAAAAAAGAGGGTGTGTGTTACTTATTATAATATCCGTTACCCTAGCAGTAATAAATTGGGCATTTAATGTTGCTAATTGGGAATTTATATTATCCTTATTTAAATTAGCGTTATTAAGTTGTTGATTTAATCCTGCAAATCCTTGCTTATTTATCATTTTTATTTTCCTCGAAATTAGTATTAAGCTTATCTAATTCTTGTAATAATTCTGCTTTTTCTTGTTCCGTTATTCCAAGTGAATCTTCACCACTACTATTATTAAGCGCACGTTGTACTATAGTAGCCATTTTAATTAATTGTTCATCGTTACGAACACCAATTTCCATATATTCTTTAATAAGTGGAACAATTAAAGTAGCATCACCTATGTCATTTATAAGGGGTTTTAATTCTGAAATTAACCCTGTAATTTGGGTTTCTTTTTTCTTTTGATTGTCGTAAATCTCACTTAATATATCCGAGAATTTCTTTTTCTTAAATACAATATTATCTAATGATCCCATAATGTTATTTTATTATAAATATGGATATAGAAAAAAATTAGAATCTAGCGTAACCGTTTTCTAAATAGAATATATATTGTGATTTAAATATATCATGAAGTTTATCCGCTATTTTAGTAATTTTGGGTGTTTTTACATCTACCATTTCTCTAATGTAGATATATAACGCTTTTTTATTAAAAACTTCTAGTGATTCTCTTTTTCTAAATAATTCTAAAATGGCATCTGCTATTTGAGCATCATTTTTTTTAGGAAATAATTCTAATATATTTTCACTGGTATGTGCTACAAATAAATCAACATATTTATCTAAATCACTTTTAACTTTATCATCACCTTGATTATAAACATGGCTTGAATTTTCTCCAGTTAATACTTCAACCCCAACTTTCTTGATTTTCTTTTTATAATTTTTAGTATTATATAAAATTAACCAACGTTTAACTATAGTACCAAAATATGAATATGCCTTAGCTCCTCTTGTAGGATCAAATAAATGCATTTTTGACAATAAAAATGTAATTATCTCATGTTGAAGATGTTCTAGATTTTCAACTTCAGTATGGTAAAATTTAAATGTATGAATTATATTTTGTGTAAGTTTAAAAAAAGGATAATGAATATGAGTTTCATATACTTTACTTCTTATTTCAGGATCAGGTTCATTATTGTATTTTACAATATAGTCCTCTGTCTCCTGAGTAAAGTAGTTTTTACTCTTTTTTCTCCTTTTTCTTACCATTAGTTAGTTAATTCGAAATCTATCGATTCCTTCTTGTAAATTTTTAATTTGTTTAAAAAACCAACCAATTTCATCATCACTTTCAAAAGTACCTTTTTCGTCTATCTTTTTTAAGCGATCACTAGTAAATTTTATTTGTTTATTAAGTTCTGTTAAGTAATTATTATATTGTACTATTATATCTTCTGCCCCCTCATTTTTTCTGAGAAGGTTGAAAGTCGTATATCCAAGGATAACGACTAATAAACCTAATACTATGGAAATTATTTCTAAAATCATAAACTATCTAACATATTTTTTAATCCGGGGCTTGAAACTGAATTAAGGGCCTTAGATTTTGGGTTTGATTTCTTATTCGTCGATAAGGTAAATTGAGATTTTGGCTTATCCACGTTATTTTTAGAAAACTTTGGAAGCCATTCTTGTTCAAATTCAATACGTGCGGCCATTAAATCGGCTTGATGTAAAATATATGGTAAAGATGTGCGAGGTTTTTGTTCAGGCATAAATGCTTTTAAATATTTCTCATTAGCAACATCATATAAACCGTCATGAATTTGAATTGCTACCATTTCATTAAATGAATAAGAAATATCATGTTGTTGAAGTAAAAATAATCCACGATCTGGGACAGAGCAAAATGCTAATTTTTTATTAAACATATAATCTTCACCTAGTTTATCTTTTCTCCATTTATCTGTCTGAGGTATATAAGATTCGTGTTCTTTATCACCCATTTTACCTAAATCATGGTTAATAGCAGAAAATACTAATTCTTCTTTAGTAAATGTAGTCATATCACAACCCATTTCTTCCCACATATCATATAATTTAAGGGATCCTTCAACTACTCTATTTACATGAGCAACATAACCACCTGGAAATGCTCCATGATATTCTTTTTTATGAGCAGCGGGCATTAATATAACACGTTCTTCATAGCGTTTATAAAAACTAGATAATTGCTCTCCTCTATTTCCTGGGATGTGGGTATTTATATTGTCTAAAAATATTTCCCAATTTGCTTGAATTTGTTCTGCTGTAAGTACCATAACCTTTATTTATTTATCTTTCTATTGCTGATTTTACGTCCGCTATAATTTCTCTACTTTCATTAATAACTCCTTTATAAGTTTCTAATGGTTCTTGTCTGGTAGTAATAAAATCTAATTGTGATAATTTACCTTCTAACCTTTCAAGTAATCTAATAACGTATTCTTTATTTTTCATATTTAATTTATTGATTAACAGGGTGTTCCTTAAACCCCTTTATTACCTTTATTCCCATCCCTTCTTATTACCTTTTTTCTCACAAACCTGTAATCCTAAGGTACGAGGGATTTTTTGTATAGCCTAATTATTTTTTAAATTCTTTTAACTACTTCTTGTATCTTAAAAAGATGTGCACATTTTTCATATTCTTCATAGTTTTGAAAAAACAAAATAGCACTACCTAATGATGTTGAAAATATTTTATTATCAAAATTTATAATAGCATTAACGTCATCATGATCATCTAAACTAATATTTTTAATATAACTCCAAGCCCTATTATATACAGTAAACTCTGATGCTTCTTTAGTAGATTCTACATTATAATTTGGTTGTTCTTTTTTAAGAAATTTTTCTAATTTTTGATGGAATACATGATGATTTTGAATTAATTTGACAAACATTCCTATTTTAGCAAAGGGACCATTCATAAATTCCTTTATCTCGGATTTAGTTTTTTCATCGTTAATTTCTTTACCATCAACAAATAATTGGAATATTTTATCTTTATCTATCATCTTTTACCTCCAAAGTATTCTACAGCATGTCCTTCTGTAATTAATAATTCATTTAATTTTACATCTCCTAAAAATATGTCTCCTAAACATCTTCCATATTTACCAACACCTTGTGAATGTAATATAAATTCATTTTTATGTTTTACCAAAATATCTTTTACAAACTGTTTAGCAGCTAGCCCTCTTGCTTTTTCTTCTAAATCTCTAGTGCGAGATTCAGCGGCATTAATTCCAACTAACCTAATTCTAATTTTTTTCCAAGTATCAAAACCAAGGTCAATAGTAGCATCTATGGTATCTCCATCAACTACTCTTTCACATTTTGCTTTATAAATGTACATAATAACGTTTGGTTATAAATATGTACTATTTATCTAACTCTGCTAATTCTTTTTCGATATCAGATTGAATTTGTTTAAGTGTATTGTATTCTTTAATAATATCTTTTTTATTAGGGTTTTCTGGGTGGTAATACCAAATTTCTTCCATTACTGTAGTAGTGGCTAATAAATCAGATACTAATTCGGATTTTTGGTAATCTTTTTCTTCTTGAGTCATAATTTTAAATTTAATCGTAAATATTATCTTGGATTTCTTTTCTTAAACCCTCTAACATTAATAATACTGTGTGTTTGTCATTATCAGTTAATAAATCTATCATTTTATTTACTTTATAATATAAACTTTCTTTAGTGTTTGCGTCCATAATTATTCAAATATAATTTTAAATTCTTTTTCTATTTTTATGTTATTAGGAAATTTTGTTTTAATAAATATTGTTGCTGTATCTCCAACCATTTGATTATCAAAAAATAATTGTTGTTGGGGGTGAGTATTATATTTACTATAAGTTCCTAGTAATGTTTGTGAATAAGGGCAATCTAAACATTGGTTAGGATTCACTGAATACCCCGCTATATTTAAAGGAGGAAATACATCAGCCATATCTTCAATAGTATACGTTAAATTACCAATTGGAATTGGGTTTGTAAAATTACCATTAGTAAAATATCCTAATGCACTAAATAATGGTACTGTAAATGTTATACTGTCTATCCATACCCAATAATTTGAATCAAATACAGTTTCAATTAATGGAACTCCATTAATAACATAATCAGGGTGTAATTCACTAGTATTACCTTTTATAGTAAAATACTGTATACCTTGGTGACTAATATGCCAATATCCATTACTATCTTGAAAAACACCAGGCGATACTAAGGGGTCTATATAAAAAGCTGTATCACAATCCCCTATACATGGATAATTTTCAATAAGCTCCTCTGGGCTACATGCCCAGAAGAAACTTATTAAGGTTATGTAAATAAACTTTTTCATTATGCTACTAATTCTAATGCTTTATTAAACATTTTTTTATTTACGTCTTGATCTTGTTTGAAATTTTTTATAATTCGAGCTTGACGAACTTTTCCTGATGGTGTTTTGTATTCAAAATTACCTTCAATAATATTTTCTTGAACTCTATTAAACACTTCCCAAAGCATATTACCTTCATCTTTTGAACGTTGTGCTTCTAAAACATCATCAATTGCTTGATTATCGTAAGTATTGTTAGTACCTTCTACTCTAATATCTAAAAATGATTTAGCAAGATTAAACATTTGCTCTTCTTGCAATTCAACATTTTTCATTTTATTCATTGCTTCTACTGTTAAAGGTAATTTTTCAACCATACCTCTAATTAGTACTTGCAAATCTTCAAATGTATAACCCATATGACGCATTTTTAAATCTTCAAATTCATCTGTAGCTACAACTAAACCATTTTCACAAATCATCCTAAATAATCCTGCTGTAAATTGAAAAGCATTCTTACCATCATGAGAATTAGTAATTAATATTTGAGGATAAACAACATCACCATCTTGACCATTAATAACAACTTCATCGTTTCTAAATACAACTAAATGCTTTTGAACACCTTGTGTACCTTTAGTTCTTGCTTTAACTTCTTTAGCGTCAACTGGTTTCCAACCCATTAATTCCATATCATCAATAACTTGTTCAGTTGGAATGTGGGTATATTTTTCTGAAACTTCATTTGAAGGTTTCATTGTGAAGATACTTGGAGCGATCTCATTTAACTCTTCTTTGCTTAAAAACTTACTACTTTCTAAATTTAACATATGACCTTTATTTAATTAATTATTTATTTATACCTAAATATACGAAAGGTAGCCTGGGAAGCCAAGCTACCTGTACATTACTTTTAAATTAACTGTAAACTTCTGTTGTGAATGTTTTCTTAACTAATAAACTTGGTGCTACTGTATATGAACCTCTATCACCTTGAACTTTAATATTTTTACTATTAATTTTAGTAACTTTAAATGTTTCATTAGG